CGCCNCCCCCCATCTCTGCGCCACCTAATTCGGAGCCAGGATCTGGAGGAGCCATAGCTGCTTGTTGTGCTTCCATTTGCTGCATTTCAGCTTCTGCCTGTTCTTCCTGTATTTCACTCATACGATCTTCTATTTCCTTAATCTCATTTTCATTCAGATGGAAGTAGTTTTCATATATGTATTCAGGGGGGAACATCTCCAAACCCTTAACAGCTTGGACTACGCGAGTCTTCATTTCATCTAATTCTAAGCGTCTCTTCTCTTGAAGGTCAGAAGGAGGACATAGAGTAACTTCTATACTTTTAATTAAATTCTTATCAAACCCTCTAAGAGTTAAATGTCTCTTAATTAAAAGATCAAGACTTTGCTCTACTTCTCGTTGAATTCTCCCAACAGCACGAGAAAATTTAATGTCAAGCTGAGATAAGTTAGATTTGCGCTCAGGAGATTGTTCTTTCTCTACAATAAAATCTTGTGGGACTTTAAGGGCTGCTAGAAGTTTATCACGGAAGTACTTTACATCATCAGTCTCACCCAAGTTTTGAGCACCGGGAAGAGTTTCAATTTTAGTACCGTTTCCTTTACCTTTTACAGGGACAAAGAAGTCCTCATCGGTTGAGAGGGGGTTATAACGCTCATTAATCTTACCTGAGGTAGGGTCAAAGAATTTTTCTTTCTTAAACTTCTGCTTAAGACGTTCCATAAACATTTCTACCTTAGACGTAGGAAGATTACCCGTATCTACGTAAAATACTCGACGTTCTGGAGCTCTGGCTAATCTATAGATTAACATAGCATCTTCCATAAGTTTTAGAGATCTCCATGCATTAATGGCAGGAAATACAATTGATTTTCCATAAGGGTAAAAGTTAGGATCTGAAGTGTGGATACGGAAATGAGAAATTTGATCTTTATTTAAATCTAAAAATTTACCGGACCCATTTGCGGTAGTGTTAGGATCGGTCATACCTCCACTACGAACATCTGGAACTTCTTGCATAAACTTTTGAAGATACCCATATTGGTTTTCAACCCGTGTAATATAATTAGGATTAAGGATTTTAAGACGCTGTATACCTGCTGAGGTGTTATTTAAGTCTACGATATTTTCTACGAAACAATCTCCATACTTTGCAACATTTCTAAAGATATCCCAAATATATTGACGTAAGTTTGTATTTTTAATAAATTCTGTAAGTTCCTCTTTAATAGGCGGACTGCTTGTGCTTATATGTAGAATATCCCCATTCAAGTGTTTCTGAGTACCATCATCCGCATAAATATCTAAAGCTGCTCCAATTTCTGGATACTCGTCCATCTTCTCATAATCCCCATACCTCTTTTTCTTATCATATTCAATTTGAGGCATATGGACCATCCCCTTACTAATTCCAATTCCTGGAAGATCAGAAAAGAGGTCTGTAGACTTGATTGTATCTCCTGACAGCCTACCTCCGCGTTTTGGTTTCCTACCACGTATAGCAAAAAATTTACCAAAAAATCCAGAAGATTTTCCGGAAGTAACTCCCAGATGTGCCCCGTTATTATTTGGGGTAGGGAATGATGTAATTGATTCGTTTAAATTTTGATCCTTATCTATTTTAGAAGCCATGATGTGTCCTCGTGAGTCTCACTATTATTAGATACCCTTACCATATTAGGTATTTCTCGTTTTGTTTCCATTTCCTCTCCTTTACCTATCTCAGGAGGGAGTCCCGTAGACAACTCTACGGACACTAAAGCCGCTAACCCTAGACTCATAACTAAATCATCATGATATCCCTTATCTGCTTCAATTTTACCGGTCTCGGTAATAATAAATGTATTTAACTCATCTACGGTTCGTTCTGAGTTAATCCTAAATCTAGAAGTACGTAAAGCCTCATCTAGGAAACTTAAAACTTTTTCTCTTGCTTGGGTTGACATTTGAAATCCGAATTCCTGCTTTTCGTCCATCCAAATATTCTCATACTCAAGTCTTTCGAATAATTCCTGAATAAGAGGTATACCTAAACCGTTTCTTTCTATTACAACATGGGCTAAATTATAATCAATTCCTACATCGTAAATGACTCTTGCAAATTCTGCTAAGGCTGTTTTATTTGAGTAAAACTCAGCAACCTGTTCTCCGTTGTATAAATTAATAACGTGAAATGCTGAGTAATCCTGACCTCTACCATAAGAAGCATCGGCTGCTAAAATATACTCTGCATAAGGATCAGGGTGCTTCCAAATTCTTAAATGTCCAGAAGTTCGTACACTATATTCACCTACATGAGTAGCGTTTAATCTTTTTAGCGTATCCCGATCTATAAACGTATCTCCGGTACCTAGGAACGAGCATTCAAATTCCTGCTCAAACATTCTAGCTCCAATAATAGGAAAATTCTTTCTATACCACTCTTCCGTATACTCCGGATGTTCCCGCCAATGAATATCAATCGGATTAAAATCATTTATGTCGTCAACCGCATCTCGATACAGTTCGTAATATAAATTAGACATTCCATTCACAGTAGAGATTAGAGTAGCTTTACCACCTGTAGCAATTGTAGGGTACACAGCAGCCCAGAACTCTCGCATCTTATCAATAAATGCAGCTTCGTCTACGATCAAATGAGATACAGATTCTCCTCGACCTGCTCCTGCGGGTTGAGACATTACACGGCTGCCTGTAGTCAAATGTAGCTTATGAGCGTTTTTAGCCAATATATTAGGCTTTAGCCATAATGGCAGATCATCATACATAAGTTTAACCCTTCTAAGGAAAGCAGTAGATTCACGATCACCAATGGATACTACCATTACATTATGATTTTCTTTAAATATAATAGACCATAATGAGTAAGCGGCACAAAGTGTAGTAGCTCCAGCCTGTCTAAATTTTCTAAGAATATTAAAGCGCTCTCCATGAACTTCATTTAAAATTCTTGTCTGAAAATTATATAAATTAAAAGGAATTATCCCTTTAATAGGATGCTCAATATTTACATAGGTTTTAATAAAGTATTCGGGAGATTCCTCACACCTTTGTATTTCATCGACTATATCTTGTTTACTGACCATAATTTATATACATATGAGAAAAATCGCAATTATTCCTTCTAAAACTCCAAATATTCCACGTCCACTTGTAAACTACTTTGAGAAAGCAGGTTGGGAACTTTACATTATGGATGGATGTTCTAGTATTTTTGAAGCCTACGAACAAGGTGTTGAAAAAGCAAATGTATCTGCTAGAGATTACGTTATTATGTGCCATGATGATATTCATATTCTTACAAACCCTGAGGACTTCAATAGTATAATAGAGGGTTTTTTACAAAAATATAAAATTGGTTTTGTAGGGGTAGCTGGGACAAAAGTATTTCAAGAATCTTGTGTATGGTGGGACGGTATGCAACATCCAGGTCAGCAGCATTTATCAGGCTTCGTATATCACGGAGCTAATTTAATGAATATGCAATCTACTCACTATGGACAAACATCAAGAGTAGTAGCTTTAGATGGAGTTTTTCTTGCGTGTAAGGGAAGTACTTTACGTACTATAAAATTATCTAAACCTGATGATTTTCAAGGTAATTGGGATTTTTATGATATTTACTATACCTTACAAGCACACATGAGAAATCTTGATAACTATACTGCACCTTTGCAAATTCTTCACATGTCGTTAGGTGAAACTGCGGGTAAGGCTTCCTGGCATGCTAACAAAGAAGCTATAAAAGCTAGATTATGGACTAGATTTCCTATAGTTCTTAAATAACATAATTTAGAAATATTACGTCTTTCTCTATTTCGTTTAATTTATTATGTCTATTTTGTTCTTTAGTATTTTTTACACTTCCATATACGGATAATATTAAATCTGATCTATCTATTATAAAATTTTCAGATAACTCTTCTAATTCTAAGTAGTTTAACATATTAGCTCTAATATTGTTTACTACTACAAGAGTTTTACATTCCTTAACAGCTCGATTTAGCAAGATTTTATTTTCTTTATTAAACTTACTAAAATGTCCCTTACTAGGGCTTACAATAATAAATGGAATTTTAAGGTAATCTAAGATTGTAGTTAAATGTAAAGATACTCCTGCTGAAGGGGTAATATACACCAATCTAGGATTAATTGATTTTAAAACCTGAACGATACGTTGTATAGCCGCAGTTCGGACTTCTCGTCCTTCTCCCTTCTTAGAGTTAATGAATATAGAGGCTCCAAAGATACCAAGAATGATATCATCTCCTTCTAACTGAAATGGTTCGGTTGTATACATCTCATATTATCTATGGTTTTCATTTCTTAGAGCCATATATAAATTAGGAAAAACATTATGAATCCAGTAGACCCAAAATTTGTAAACTCGCTTATGGAGAATATCTATGGCAATAAAGACGAAATCAAGCCTCAGACATCTAAAGAAGCTGAAGAATCTTGTGAGAAACACGCTACCTCTATGGAAAACTTCGGTATTCCTAAAAATATAGGAAATGGTTGGAAAGCTCCTAAAGCTCCTGAGCCTAGAAAGCAAAAACTAGAAGATCATAAAGATGAAGATAAATCTCTTACAGAATCAATAAATCCTATGGAAGAGCGTATTACAAATCTTGAAGAAGGTCTAGTAAATATTTTAGAATCTTTAAAGGGTTTAGTTGCAAATATTGATGAGGGTAAGGGAGAAGATGATAAAAAATTCGTAAAGCACGAGCGCACAAACGAAAAGCCTAAAGTTAAGCCTACACATGTTACTATTAAAGGTCAACGTGTCCCTTTAGCTAATTTAAAAGTAAATCTATCTCCTGAGAAATATACTGAAAAAGTACGATTAGCCAATGCTCAAGCTTTAGAAGCTGACCCTAAAACCGCTACTAAGACACAAGGTGGTCAAACAATGTCTAAGCAAGATATTGATAAAGCAGTAGAGGAAGAAAATAAGGATAAATAGTTTACTAGAAGTAAAAAAAACCCTACTAAGAGTAAAATCATTAGTAGGGTTTTCTTATTGGGATTAGATACCGTATTATATAGTTATTTATCTAGATGTTTTTGTCTAGGAGTTCCTTCGTCACCTGATCTAGAATCAGCTTGCTCATCTTCATGTTTTTGTAGATCGGCTGAACCTGGACGTAACTTACTTCTCTTTAAAGGCTTATCTCCACCTGGAAGAACTACTGAACCTTCACTTGCGGCATCTCCTGCTCTTACTGCTATACTTAAATCAGGCTCAGTTGCTGCTCTTTTAGTAGCTCTTTTCTTCTGATCTGCCTGCTTTAGCTTTAGTTGCTTCATAGACGCTTGCTTTTCAGCATAGGTTGTATTTCCACTTTTAAGCTTTCTTTTTAATTTAGCTTTGCTAGCTTCATTAATACTGTGAATTGAAAGTCTTCCTAGCGCATCACGTGTTGGGACTTCAACAGATTCATTTGCTTTTCTTTTAGCCTCGCTATGCTCTATAGTATCTTTCAGTCTTTTTTCGCGCGCTTCTCTCTCTTTCATTCTATTTTCTATCTTGTTATTACGACGTCGAACATTGGTTGGGTGATTCGGATTATATTTTGGATGCTTAGGATTAGTTATTACAGGTGGTGTAGAAGACTTAGATTCATCTTTCTCATTCTCCCTAGTAACATTAGGATCGTATTGACGATTATCCTCTCTCAGAGATGGGATTTGCCAATCTTTCAAAGGACCTTTCGCAGGAAATGGTTTACCTGTCTTAGGGTCTAGCATTACCTCACCATAGTCATCGACAGTGTTGGGCTTCTTGGCTTTTTTCTTTCCCTTAGGAAGACGACCCTTTTCAACATCGTGACCGTAGTTGCCTTCATCTAAACGTAAATATTCTGAAAATCTCATATCATTAATATATAGCTTTTTATATCTTGTCTATACACATTTTTGTAACCATCTCAAATTTATAATTACGCACTCCACCATTTTCTACTATTAAAACGAAATTTTTCTCAACAGCTACCTGCCTAAGTACTCGTTTGTAGCTTTTTGTAGCTTTCTTCATAAGCTCGTGGTAACGCGCAGAGCCTTTCTTAGCTCCTTCTCTCTCAAGTAGTATGAACGATGGAAGTTTACTATAAATGTTCTTAGAATTGACCGTAGCTACCTTATCGTTGCGCTCTGTGCTAAAGTTAGTGATATCCCCATAGCGTATCAAAGTGGTATCAATATTAGGATGAGTTGATAGTAACATTAGGATTGGAATTATAAATTTCATACCTTATTATAGTCCTACTTATTTTCGTTTATAATTTTTAATTTTAAAGAAATTGATTCAAACGTAGTTCTTGTGTACGGACCTTTTTTTCTAGTTGTTCTCCGTCCACCTGTATCTCTACCTGCATCGGGTCTAGTACTATCA